TCGTGTTCTTGCTGAACGTACCAACGACATCCCGTTCTAATCGCAAGAGTTTACTTTTGCCATTTGTTAGTATATAATAAATGGTATATCGCAAGGCAAGCCCCAACTTTGCGATATTATTGATGGGGTATTTTGTTGAAGGTGTTAATATGTCTGCTATTTATTCGATGTATGATTATCTTGCTGATGGCAATACTGTGACCACGCGACAGGCTCGTGCCTTGTTCAAGGTTGAGAACGTTGCTGATCTCGTCTATCGTCTCCGCAACAACGGTGTGAGCGTGTACACAAATCGTGTCACTACTTCCCGTGGCGAAAAGACGATTGCCTATCTTCTTGGCGCTCCGAGCGAGCAGTTCGAGAAGTATTTCGATCGTGGTCAGATTGGTCGCGCTCGCAAGACTCTCTATCGCAATGCAATCAGCGTTCCGATGAATGCCTAATCTGGCAATTCTAAAAATGTGAATCATTCTGTGGGGGTGCAATGCCCCCACAGTTTCATTTGGGATTCGGAAAATACATAGTTTGCTTTTTGAATTCTTTGCATATATAATGTCATGAGCAGGAGGAATTATCATGGCAAATATCATCATTGCAAAAACGAAAATTGATTGTGAGAAATTGCTCGGTCAATTTTTAGATGAGTCTCACTTTGATACTGTGATCAATGAAGACACAGATTGTTATCTTAGAAGTGAAGATGAAGATAACATTGCATTTAAGTTCCGTAAAAATTATTTCTCTAAACAAGAGCAAGATGCTGCCTATGCTGGTTTGAGGGAAGCAGCCACACCAACTCAGAATCGTGGACTTGCTGCTGGACCAAAAGGTGAGAAGTGTGGTGGTCGAGAATGGGCAACTGAATTTCAATTGCGTGTTTTTGATTTATTGCAAAAAGAAGCAGAGAATACAGTAATCCAAGTCGACATCAAAGAAGAAATTAGAGTTCTTCGAGAGCGTTACAAAGATGTGGAGTCTACTCGTGGTCTTGTTTGGTTATCTGCTCTTGTCAAACAAGATGAGTTTAATTTTGAAAAGTGGTTAGAAAAAATCATCAAACTGTCTGTTGCTGAAAGAAAGAAAGAAGCATTTGCAGTTGAAAACAAATACATCTCTGACACCACATATGCCAATCAAGTAAACTCTGGCATTGCTGGTTGGTTCGATCGATATCCTCGTATTCCATATGGTCGTGCCACTGCATATACACAGCACTCGTTTGACAAATTCAAATTGTCATTCCCGTTTCTACAAACACTTGATCGTGGCTTTGCTGAGTTACTTCCACAACGTCATGCTGCGCAACGCGCTGCTGCAGATAAGATTGATCCAGCATTCCTAGTTCCTGATACTGTGTTCACCACAATCACAGTGAACAAGACATTCCGAACAGCAGCGCATCGAGACGCTGGTGACTTTACAAATGGATTGAGCAATCTTCTCGTCCTATCAAACAATGGTAACTACACTGGTGGTTATCTGATTCTTCCAGAAGTTCGTATTGCTGTGAATGTACGACCAGGTGATCTGCTGCTCGTAAATAATCATGAGTACATTCATGGCAATACACCTATTGTGTTGCAAGATGAAACTGCAGAGCGTATAAGTCTTGTTTGTTATTTGCGTGAAAAGATGCTCGAACTTGGGAGCAAAGAGTATGAAGATCATCGATTTAATTATGTTGAGTGCCGTAGAAAAAACAAAGACCATCCACTCCAACGACGTCTTTGGAATGGTATTTCCGAAGGAATGTGGAAAGAAAGAGAATGGTATGAGTACCTTGAAGGTGTTGCTGGAAAAGAAATGGTTCAAAAATACCATCCAGAAGCATACAAAAAAGAATCAACACTAGAAGATTTGTTCGCTTAATATGTGTGCAGTCATTGGTGCTTACATTGAGAATGTAAATTCTCAAGATTTGATTAAACTTGAAAATGTGTTCCGTGAGTCTAGCATTCGCGGATTACATGCGACTGGCATTTCTTGGATTAAACAAGACAAAATCCATACACACATTGAACCAATACCAGCAAGAAGTTTTGTGAGTCGGTTTAATTTAGAACAAACAATCAATGAGGATGGAAATCTGTATTTGATTGGTCACTGTCGATACTCAACTTCTGATCTTGAATACAATCAGCCATTACACAACAATCGATTTTCTATTGTTCATAATGGAGTTGTCTCTCAAGAGATGCCAGAAAACTGGGAAAGTCTCTATGGATACAAATGCCAAACTCGTAATGACAGTGAACTGATTTTACATGCATTGAACGACGCATTGATTCCAATGGAGACATTTCCAGACTCTTCAATGGCAGCAATTGAATTGCATTTGACCAAAAAGATTTGTTTCTATCGCAATGGAAAGCGACCAATATACTTTACTAAAATTAAAAATGGGTATATAATTACTTCTACTGCAGACATCGCAAATCGCTCAGAATTATCTGATCCAAAACAAGTTAAGATGGGTGAGATGATTACAATACGTGGTGTTGATAGTCTGTCCTATAAAATAATTGACATGAAGCAAAGAGATCTTCAGCCTGTATGAAATTTGCTAGTGCAGAAACAGTCATTGATTTGATTCGCAAAAGTCCAGAAGGAAACAACACGAAGTTTCTTGCGGCATCTCACAACTTGTGGGTTCGTTTCAAGAATTATGAGAAGTCGCCGCCGATGATTCTTGAAGACAATGGTAAGATTGTCTCGCTCATTTATGCAACTTTTAATCGCGATAAGTACACAAATCTTTATGAGATCGTAACGGCGGAAGGCTGCGAGGGTAAGGGATACGCATCGCAGATCTGGGATGAATATGTAGATTATGCTGTGAATGTTCAGAAAATGGAGAGATTAAAGATTTCATGCACTCCAAGTTCTGTCACATGGCATATGCGGAATGGTCTTGTATTTTGGGCAGTGGACCCAACTGGTTCTTTGAGATCTGATCAACCATTGTTTAAGAATCGTGAAGAACAAGTAATGTTTCGGAACATGGCAGTGAATGATCCTGGCATTGCAATTCCACCAAATGAAAAGATTTGTGCTCAGTTGATCAGAGAATCAATAGAGTCGCATAAATTCGGAAAGAAAAAGTTAGAAACAGTTAAACAAGCAATCGCGAATGTTGGTAAATATTGGCTTCGCGATGCATTATCAATGAACAATGTTGAACGATTCTTTGAATAAACGTAAAGAACTATTCATCAAATGGTATGCATGGTCGATGAAATTTGGCGACTGTGATCCTGCCGTTTGGATGACTAATTATCTTCACAAGCGTTATGAACATAACGATGAAGAAAGGCTCTGGTTTGCATGGCTGTATGGCAACACTTATCAATTGCCAACTGCATGGGTTCTGAAAAATGAATTCCCAGACTATGAACTTGCTACTGTGGATCGTATCACCTGGTGGAATACTGCCAACTACAAACGTCTACGCTACCAAACAGATACAAAATGGAACAAGGGTCACTTGCCAGTCATGTTTGAATCATATCAAAAATTCATTGGCAAAAAGACACAACGTGAGGTTTTGGAGAAATATTATGGAGACAACGAGAAGCAAACTTTCGACAACCTTTGGAATAATCTCAAGCGAAATCTTCATAAATTTGGTCGTTATTCCACTTGGTTTTATCTTCAGCATCTGTGTCATACTGCCGACATACATTGTGTACCTACTAGTCTCATGCTGGACGATTATTCTGGGTCTCGCTCACATCGTAATGGTTTGCATCTTGCCCTCGGCGAAGATCACAACCATGATAAGCAACTTACTGCAGGAGAATACAAATCTCTTGAAGTTAGATCGCGAGACATACTTGAGGAGACAGCATCTCGATACCCCGACCTTTTAGATCAAATCAATTTTTTCACGATGGAAACTTGTTTGTGTTCATTCAAGAAAATCTTTCGCGAACATCATGGAAGATATCTTGGTTATTATCTTGATCGTCAATCAGAAGAAATCACTCAAGCAGAGGGCGATGGCTGGACTGGTATTGAGTGGGATGTATTGTGGCAAGCCAGACTCGAAACTCTAGATCCAAGATTATCACCAAGAAGAAAAATTAACAAAGAAAGGTTTACTTATTTCGTAAGAACAGGTAGAATAGAAAATATCAACTGGATGTTTGAAGAAGAAATAGAACCAATTGGATTGGAGGTATTATGGTCCGAGTGATTGCAATGGGTGGTGAGCCAGCAACTGGCAAGACCACATTAATGTTCAAGTTGATTTCGATGGCTGATGATTGGCAGATTGTTAAGCCACAGAAACTTCTTGATGCCATGTATTCCAAGAAATTGAATCTCTATATTCTTGGCAAGTATGCGAACGATGGTAATGTATTCCAAGGAACTGATCGTTTGTCAATGGCTGTGCAACCAGACGCTGAAAAGTTCTTCATGGAATTAGATTATGAGAACGCGAATGTGAATGTAATCTTTGAAGGTGATCGTTTGTTTAATGGTAAGATGCTTGATCAATTGTCAGCAGCATTTCCAGACTCATTCAAAGTATTGATTCTCAAAGTAAAAAATAGTACACTAGATCAACGACACATTGACCGCAAAGATGATCAAGATGACAAATTCAAAAATTCTCGTAAGACTAAAATCTCAAACATCATGAGTTCACTAACGCTCATGGACTATATAGAGACAATGGTCAACGAAAATCTCGATGATCAGTCTAAGATTATTGACAATATTAGAAAATTTTACAACTGGAGTGAATAATTATGCAGTTAGAAGTTAAAGTTGATGAGTTGCGCAAGAAAAAACTATTCGTAGCGACTCCAATGTATGGTGGCATGGCACATGGTATGTATGTGAAGTCTTGCCTTGATCTACAAACGCTTTGTTCAAATTATGGTATTGATGTTCGTTTCTCATTTATCTTCAATGAGTCTCTCATCACCCGCGCACGCAATTATCTCGTTGATGAATTCCTTCGCGCAGAAGGCTTCACTCATCTACTCTTCATTGATGCTGACATTCATTTCGATCCACGAGATGTAGTTGCGCTTCTTGCTTTAGATAAGGATGTAGTTGGTGGACCATATCCTAAGAAATCCATCAAGTGGGGTGCAATTAAGGAAGGTGTAAAGCGTCATCCAGAAATTGAACCATCAGAGATGGAAAAACTCGCTGGCGATTTCGTCTTCAATCCAGTTCCTGGCACTGAGAAGTTCAGTGTTGCTGAGCCAGTTGAAGTTCTAGAGATTGGCACTGGTTTCATGATGGTCAAGCGCGAAGTCTTCACTAAATTTGAAAAAGAATATCCAAATCTTCGCTACAAGCCAGATCATGTTGGTCAAGCCAACTTTGATGGTTCACGTTACATCCATGCCTACTTTGATACTGTCATTGACAGCAAGGCAAATGGTGGTAAGGGATCAGATCGTTATCTCTCTGAAGATTATATGTTCTGCCAGTGGTGGCGTAACATTGGTGGTAAGATTTGGCTCTGTCCTTGGATG